CCTGCTTTCCGTTGCGAATGCGCATTACCGATATCCTGCTGATGTATGGCTTGGCGTCGCTCTTGAGAATGGTTGAAGTCTCAGGACGGAAATCTGAAAACCATCCTTTGCTGAACGTCTGCACTTTTGCCTGAAAAATATCGGTGAGAATTCCCTGCCTATCAGAAGCCGTGGACTTCCTATCGTTCGCTTTCTCAAACTGATCAACTGCCGATATGTACGCCTGCCGCAGAGCGTTGGCGTCTTCTACCGTTCCCTTATTGTTCTTCCACATGGGACCGAATGCCTGGTCGGCAAAATTATCGAACTGGGAGGAAGCTGACTCGACCTGTGTCTGATTCCAATCAGGTGTCAACATCTTGGCCTGGGCTTGCTTAAAGAAACGAAAATCTTGCTCGTCAAGTTTGGTCATTTCCGGCCCGAGGTCAATGGTCTTGAATGCCTGTGGATCTTTAACCATCTTGTCAAATATTTCGTTCCAGCGCTTGGCATCTGTTACCCGTGGAATTCCCTGCATTCCCATGTCCTTGAGCTTCTGCATGTTGGCATAGTCGGTGCCGGTAACTTTAGCAGGTATCGGCGTTGTCGGGTCTTTGGCAATATCCTCGTAAGCCTTATCTGTGATCTTCCGGACTTCTGCCTGCTCTGCATTATGGGCCTGATTAAATCTGGTACGCCATGCCGAGGTATAATCGCTGAGATGTTCCGGGTCGTTCTTGGTTGCCCATTTAACGATAGCCTCTCTACCATCCTCGAAGGACTTCATCCCCCCGGCACCTATGCCGATATCCATTGCTGTCTCGGTGTTGGTGGCAAGTTTTACGCGGTCTGCTATGACCTTCCGCTCGTCTGCCGCTTTATCAAGAGCATGCTCCCTGGCGGCCACAACCGAACGGACAGATATCTGCTCACTCTTCGGCAACTCGTAGGCAGCTTCCTTGATGAGTTTAAGCTGCTCCGTGGTGGTTGCCTGGTCTGCCTGTCGCACCAGAGAAGAGAACTTGATATCGCCTATCAGGCTGCCTCTTTTCTCTGCTGCATAATCGAAAGACCAGACGCCTCTTGCCTCTGCCGAGTCGATTATTCCCAGTGAGGTATGAAGATCCTCTTGCTGAATGGACGCTTTTAGAGACTGTTCGTATTGGGCGGCAAGGAATTGGCGCTGATTGTTGAAGGTGGCCTTTACCATGCCGGCGTCTACTGCGCCCTTTGTCGGGGCAATGCCGTTGTCAAACTGGGCTCTGCTGTATTCAGCCTGAATATCTGCGCCAGCTGCCTGCCGTATTGCGGCCTCTCTCGATGCGTATACAAGAGGTGCGGCCAGATAGTTTGGAGCAGTTCTTATCTTCTGCCCGGTAACAGAGTCAACTCCTTCATAGATCATGTTTGCAGGTATCGATGAAAAATCGACATCCTGATACTTGTTGAGATCTATGGTCTGCTGGCTCTCAAGTTCTGCTGCAAGATTCCTGACCTGCGAATTATAGGTGGTGATTCCCTGCGCTACCTTTGCCTCTTCCTGGGCAGCGTACCATCTTGAACCCTGAGATAAAGCCGTCTGGGCAAGGCTTGATGCAACCTGCGCAGTAACCAGCTGTTTTGTCATCTTTCGGTTTGATTTTATCTTGAAGGCATCAATGGCAATGTTTGCTTCTGACTGTATCCGGTCTTGATCTGCGGCAAGACGCGCCCGAGACATCTGCACGTTTGCTTTGTGGTCAGCTGCGGCCACATCAAGCTCGGCCCCGAGACGCGCCTTGGAAAGAGCGATAGCAGCTTGCGCCTTCTTCAGCGGCAGGCTGGTATCCTCTTTTGCCAGAGGACGAACGTTCGGGTTATATTGGATATCAGGCAGTTTCATTTATTTGCCATATGGGTCTGAATTGTATCGATTCGTCTGAACTGTTTTCCCCCTGGAACTGCTGCCACCTATGGCCGCCAGATAGCTATTTGCTTTTGCTCGCAAGGCATTGGCTGAGTAGATGCCTGATTCTTTGGCTGCGGTAGCAAGAGCGCTGCCAGATTCAAGAGCGGCTTTCGCCTGGATCTGCCCTGCCTGGTAGGCAACATTTGCCTGATTCTTTGTGGCGTTATACTCCTGCTCTGCGGTCTTCTTGGTTACATCAATGCCGCTTTGATAACTGGACTGCAGCCAGCTGTATTGAGTATCGTTCTCTTCCTCAAGGTTTGTCAGATACAATCCAGTAGAACCATCTGCCAGTCTGACCCCTGATGCAGCTGCCTTTGCTCTGGCCTTTGCTTCATAACTAGTTTGCTCTGCGTCAAGCTGCCTGAGAGATTCGTCTGCTTCGGCCTGTAATTTCTCTATATTGGCATAAGCGACCGTGCGTGCCTCGTCTGCGGCCGCATATAAGGCATCACGTTCAGAAGTTCCTTGAGCTATGTAGGCTTGAGCCTGGGCAGCTGCCTGTTTCTGAAGAGAAGACGCTTCTGCCTGGGCCTGCTTCATTATTGAGTCGGCTTCTGCCGTTGCGGCCTGGGCCTGCTGGGTATTGGAGTAGCGCCATTGATCTTCGGCAGCGTCCATCTGTTTGTTCGAGGAGTATATCGTTGCCCCGGCTGCGATAATCGCCGCGCCTATTATTGCTCCTGCTGCCATTTCATAACCTCTTTGTGAAAACGGTTTCTGTCATGGTGTAGCCAATCCTCTGCAGAACCTTTGATATATCTCTTTCCGGTTGTGATCTCTGGAAAACCATCTGAACGCCTTCGCTTTTCAACCGTTGTTCTGAAAACTTGATCAGCTTAATACCGGCCATTCCCTTCCGAAAATCTTTTGCCAGATACAGCGCATCCTGAAACGCGCAGAGAACTCTGCTGCAATGTGGGTGGCGTTGAATGTGATACGTCATGTATCCAACAAGCCGCCGAGATTCTGTATCCCTGCAGGTGTAAATCCTGAATATCCCTACCTGCTGACAGGCAAAGTAGGAGTTCCAATCAACATCCAGCTCATCGTTTTTCCAAAGCTCCATTTCATCCTTGGAAACAGAGATTAACGGCATAAGCTGACTGATCAAGCCCTCATTCAGATCTTCTCTTGCATAGGTCAGGCTAGACGGTTTCAAAATTAACCTCCCCGTATATGCCAAGGACGATCAGCGGTTTCGGAATATCCTGCTCGATAGTGATCTTCGCGTACCTATCCCATCCCTTATCAGTTACCATGACCATTCCGGTGAAAGGATCTTCTGCTGATCCCATTGGAGTTGCCGGGTATCTGGTAGCCGCCCTGGTGCCGTTGATAATAGGTTTCAAACTGTTTAGCACATAGGCCCAAATCTTATTGAAGCGCTTCATCGGATGAGCCAGCTGCTTCTCGTATATCATGTAAGGAAGGGTTACCATCTTCTGCGTGTAGGCGTGGCCGGCGTAAACCGTGTCGTAATGGTAATCAAGTTCAACTTCTCCACCTGATACTGTGGCCTCCGGAAGCACCGCGCCGTCACCGATAAGAGAAATAGTCTCACCCTCAAGATGATCAAGTCCTGTTACCGTTGTTACCCCTTCGGCCAGGCTTACCTCGATGTAGTTATCCAGACAGATAAGCTCATCTTCATAGATGTTTTTCGTATCAATCTGCATCAGGTGCAGGGCAGCAACTCCGTCAACCTCGACCTGGGCAGCAACCACAAGAGACGCCCGGCCAGAATCCTTTGCGGCACACATGCCGACAATCTTCTGAATCCTGTCTGATGTCTGGATGCGGCAGAAGCCTGCTGCAGGGGTGTCCTGATCGTTCCTTCTGCGGTACGAACAAAGCGCTAGGGAATCGTCTGCATTCAATAGCCAGATCAGACTTTCCGGATCACGGCAGTAGGCAACATCCTTGATACCTGACGAGCATAGATGATCCGCAGTGAATGTCAGGTCGACAGATTTCCACCCTGATTCCACCCATCGCCACCACATAGACCGCAGTTTAGTGCCGTCAGTGCTTACATAAAGAACCTCATCACCAATGAACTCAGGGGTAACCCGCTTGCTTCCATAAGCAGATTGCGGGTCTATCTGGATATCAGATGGAGTAATGGTGATGGATGATCCAGAGGCTATGAATTCTCCCCAACTGGTGCCGATGAGCAGGGTAGAATGTCCGGTCAACCACTTAATCAATCCCTCTCTTTGCAGTGTGAATTCAACTGCATCATCGTCAAGAGTCCCGAGGGTTAAGGTGTGGTGATTGGCTGATCCTGATTTGCTTCCCCAGAACGTTTCAGGGTTATCTTTGGTCCCGCCCCACCAAGTACGGTCTTGGAAAAACGTCATGGTGGTTGGGTAATTATCTCCTGTCCATTCTGCTGGAGCGTCGGTGAACGATACTGCGGAAAAGGTAATTGATACCTCGTCGTCAGCAGGCGTGGAAAGATCTGCTATCTCCATCACGTAAGGAGATACGGAACCATGAAGGAAATAAATCTTGGTGCCGTCCGGGCTCACACATCCCTCTAGGTTTACCCGGTCGTGATTAGCGCCATGCAGCAGGGCATCAGTATAAGGAGTTGACCCGGTATTGGTGGTCATCACCCCAGCAGAGATGTTGTATATCGAGTATTGATCATCATAGAACGCGATAACCAGAGTCTTTCCCTCGTACATCTCGAATTCGAAGAGAGTGGCATAGAGGGCTGTTGCCGGAATGGCGGCAAGATGCCTTAGACCCTGGCGCCCTATCATCGGGCCGTGCGGATCAGGTATCATATTGATTGCCGTGTCGACTCCGTTCTTTACCTCAGAAGAGGCAAGTTTTGCCAGGGAAAGAGGGGAAACCTCGCCGCGGCTAAAGTCGTCTATGATGACCGGGAATCTCATGATGTTCTTGACCTCATGGTTTTCCCGCGCCTGATGGTCTTCGTGGTTCCCTGCCGGCCATCATTGCCCTGGGCAGAGAACTTCAACGCGGCATACATCTGCCACATTTTTTCCCCTAGCGACGCACTGTTCGTAATCGGTATGGAAATCGTGGCGGCAAGACGAAAGGCAAGCATCTGCGTGAAGCTGGGAGAAAACAGGCGCACATCAGTAACCCTGATGACAGCACGATATTCTATACTCGACTGGTCGGTGATGATGTAATTACTTTCACGTTCCCAGTCATAAAGGTTGCCGTTAACCTCTATCACTCTGATTACTCTGGTGGGCAGCAGGAAACGATATGCGTACCCATAGGCAGGCGGCGTCGTATCCGGTGAACCGTTTGAAAAGCGCTCTATGGCAAAAGACCAGTCAACATCCTCAAGAGCTGCATCGCGGCACATGGGGTAATTGATGGCGCAATCGTCGGAGTCGGCAAGGTCCATTATCTTATCTGCACCGAGAAGACCGAGAGAAACGTTGCAGATATCTACTTCTGATACTGGCATTACTGATTACCTGACCGTGCTTTCAGCAATGCGCTGACAGTTACCTGAAAGGTGCTATTACCAGGAAGATCAGCTGCAAACGCTGCGTTCACGTATTCGCGCAGTTGCTTGAGCGTAAAGCCCTCTCCCTTAATAATCTGGTCTTCAGATAGAGATTCAAAGTCAGGTGCTGGCGGAACTTTTGGCGTTATCGTCTTGGCATGTTCTTTGACGTAATCAACGTCGACACTTAACCACTCAGAGACCTCTTTCGGCGTCTTTCCAAGTTCAAGCAGACCGATCATGTCTGTAAATTTTTTACCTACAAGACCTTTTCTTTTTGAGCCACCCACAGAACTTAACTTCTCAGCAGATTTGATAGTATCTTCTGCTATTTCATTGGCCTTAGAGAGCATCCCTGTAGGTACAATTCGATATGCTTTTTCGAAAGCTTCTGCAGGAGACCAAGACTGATATCCATCTTCATAAACGACCAGATATCCTTGTTTATCAGGATCTTCATCTTTTGGTATTTCCCACCCACGATGCTTGTTGTATTCACCAAGTGTCATCGATGAAGCCTGCAGAATCTTTACGCCAATGTAACTTTCCATGAAATTTCTCCTCTGAATCCTGGGCATCAAAAGGTGCCCAGGATTTAATTAACTACGGCAATTCAACTATTAAGACTGCGCGTCCTTCAGATGGATCTGAACAACATGCGTATCCTCAACCCTGACAGCTGCCATGGTCATTGCCATGTAGAACTGCCATGCGTAGGACATATCAGCCCTTTCATCGACTCTGGCCCAAACGTCCTGCGCAATATGCAGGCCTATTGCTCTGGTTGTGAATGCCAGGCAGTAAATCTCACCTGCATCCGGAGGTGTGGTCGTATTTCCAAGACGATTAGAAAGAACAACGTGATGGAATCCGAGGAAGTTTGGCAGATAACCGGTAGAAAGAGCTTTTAGTGACTGGTAGTCCGCACTTGTCAACTTCTCGATGTTCATCAGAGTCCGGTACTGGGTCGGGCTGATAACCAGAACCCTTTCCTCGTCAGGATCAACATCGTTATCCATGAAAAGTTCCTGAACACTGAGAAGAAGATCGAGAGAAATGATTGTGGTCGAACCGCCGAGTTTCTGCGTGGAAGGAAGGGCTGATGTAGAACCGTCACCGAGAGTTGCAGCATCGTTGCAGGAGCTGATGATAATATCATCCATCTTGCGCTTGAGACCGTTTGCCAGTGATCTGGTGATTGGTGCATTTGGGTCTATCATCATTTGGCGAGGATCTTGCGCTTCGATCTGCTCACCGATGTCATAGGTTGCTACAGTGGTCTTCCTTCGGGTCCATGCCAGCTGTCCGGTGGTTCCTACGCCTCCAGTTGTATTGCCACCGGCAGGAGATGCCATACGAGCAGAGCTCTTGGACCTGGCTTCTGCCTTTCCGAGCATATCCCAATTATGGGACTGGCTTTGTTCGTGTTTTTCCTGTACGAAACGGCGAAGAAGAGTATCGCCCTGCTGGGTCAGTAGACGTGCATTTGATTCGAAAGTTTGGATATAGCTGCTGCTAATAGTGATGGTCATGGTATTGCTCCAAAAATAAAGTTTTACGTTTATCCCTGGAGCTACCGACCAATCTTTCAGGCCGACCCCTGCTTGCAAAAAGCGTGATGCGAGGACCGTTCCCGGCTGCCCTCTGTGTTGATGTTTTAGTTGGCGTTAAGTTTCTCGAACAGTTCAAACCTTTTTTTAACCAGCGATGCATTCATTGGATCGCGTCTATTTAAAAAGGCTGGATTTGCTTCTATCTCAGCAATCTTTGCCTTGATCTCTGCCGGGCTATCGGCAACAGAACCCCCAGGCTGAATGGCAACCTCCCGGCCCTCGCCGGCAAGGCCGCCAAGATGCTCTACTATTTTCCAAAGAGGCTTCAGCCAGTGGGAACCAACAGCCTTTGACTTGATTGCGTTTTTGAAGTCTTCCGGCAATCCAAACACTTCAGCCAACTTTGCAATATCATTTATGCGGGCATCGGTAGCCATTCCCCATTCAGTTTGCAGGGACTGCAGGTCAGCTGTCTGCGCCTGCTTTCCTGCCTCAAGGTCCGCATTCGACTTATCGACATAATCTTTCACGAACTGGCGGAAAGCTGTTTTGGTGAGGCCGTACTTTTTGGCGGTCTCCTTGAATCCGTCAAGCCACGCCTGATCAACCTGCATACCTTCATCAATGGTGTAGCTCTTATGATCAGCAGGAACACCAACAGACTCCCAGAAAGCTTGCACAGATTCTGCATTGTTTGGGTCAGGCATAGGAACTAGTTTCCCGGCAGCATGTTTCTGCAACTTGCCATAGAATTCCATTTTCTGTTCAGGACTGGCATCTTCCCCTGGAATACGGATAGAGTTGCCAAGGAATTTCTGCTGATCAATGAACTGCTTTGCCAGAGACCCAAAGTCCTTTACATCCTTGAGTTGCGGTGCCTCTTGAAGTTCTGCAGGCAACATGGTACGCCAATTTTCAGGCGCTTGGGATCCTGCCTGCTGACCTCCGTCATGCCCACCTGATTGACCTTGCCCGCCAAGATCTCCGGTTCCAACCCCGGCACCTTCGCCTGTTCCTGCTGCTGACGCTGCTCCAGCTCCATAACCTGTCATTATTCCTCTCCCTGTAATTCAATGAGGTAGTCAACAACCCTACGCTCTCCAACCCTGCAGAACGATGCGCTGTCGTCACCTTTAACCATCACATCGCCACCAAACTTTGCGATGAGATATTGAAGTCCTATTCTTCCGTTTGGACTTTTGAGCATGTTCTTGAGGCACCCGCGCTGCTTTTCGAGTTCTGACCTGATTTGTTCCGCTGTCAGTTTATCATTGGCCATTTATCGCCCCCTGCATCGCGGCAATTGCCTCCGGTGGAATCGACTCAGCAGCACCGGCAATTGCTTGACCAGCCTTCCCAGCTTGTTCAAGGTCAACCAACTTCTCACGATCGGCCTGTTTCTTTGCCCGTTCTTCCCTGTTTTTCTTGATCTCTTTATCTCCGAGCATTGCCTTTGCAGGAACACCTGACATCTCGCCAATCATCTTAAATGCCGCGTCAATATCAGGGATGTCCAGAACCTGCGGCCATGTTTCGGCCAGCTGCCCACCAGTGCCAAGCCATCCCGCAACGTTCCTGGCGATATCGTTCTTGTGAGCCCTCGGCAGAGGTCCGACATACTCAATGTTTACCTGTCCTCTGTTGTCGCGTACCTTCTGCGGCATCGGTGGAAACTTGCCAGCACGATAAAGGATATTGAATGTTCTGGTGATAAGTGGATTGAGGAAGTCTGACATCAATCGCCCGAGAGTTGGACCAAGCAGGCGCTGCATCAACTCGTAGCGCACATTTACTTCAGTGGCGGTCATGGCTGGGCTTTCCTTTAGCTCCAACTGGTCAGCATAGAACGCCCGCCTAATCTGCGACCGTAAGTCTTGAATCTCTAATGACGACAGGTTTGCATCTCCGCGACCCGGTAACTCTGCAACCTCATCCATTGCACCTACAACAGTCAGTCCGCCCCTGGACCTGTCAAGTTGTGAAATAATACCGCGCTGCGTGGTCATCAGGGGAGGCTCAACGTCGCCGGCGGCTTTTTCAAGTGTGATCTCTGCCATCTCATTAACATCCATGATGGTGGCGAGGATCTTGAACCCTGGACCGTTGCCCCAGATAGATTTTGCAGTGGTACGCCACCTACAGAAGAAGACAGGCATCTCGTAATAACCGCCCTCTTCACCGAGCTCTGTCTTGTCGGTGATCAACACATATTTGAGTCCGAACGGCCTGGCACGTTTCGCAATAGGCTTGCTCACATCAACATCGAGATTGCCAATATCACGCTTGTAGATACAGAATATGATCTCAAACTTCTTGGCCGCACTATTAGGGTCTTCGTATGCCTTCTTTATCTTCTCTGGAAGGTCATTTACTCCAAACTTGTCGGCGCACTGCAGGGCTGTCCATTCAAGTTTACGGTAAAAGCGCAGCAGTTGTCCCTTTGAACCAACCTCGAAATAGCACTCTTCGATAGGAACAGATGAGAAGTCTAGTTCAACAGACCCGCTATCAACGTCCTCTTCTTCTATAAGGCACATCGAACCGAGACCAACAAGGTCAAGGAAACTTTCCGCTGAATCGAGGGAAAAGTCGGATTGCTGCAACTCCATGAACATGACATCAGAACAAGCCTCAAGCCACTCTTTTGCCTCGTCGTCATCGTTAAGTTCTTCTGCATTGAATCTGAGATCGTACCAGCGAACGCTCGGGCTGATAAGATTCGCCTGCAGGCTTGCGGCAAGGGCATCTGCCGCCTCTGGTGCGGTTGAATCGTAGATATCACGCTTGCGCCAGTTCTTACCCTCTTCGCTCTGCGTATGATAGAAGTCAGCACGGTACGGGACAACAAACTGCTCCATGTATTGCCACATTGCTTCAACGTTGTATCTCGCCGCCTTGGCTGATTCGTACCGCTTTATGATATCTTCGGCTTTCAACGAATTGCCCTCTTAACCATGATGTTGTGATTTCCACCAAGAGCCCGCTTCTGAACTGGTTCTGCAAAGGTAAGCGCCAGGGCGTCTGCGGTGTCAGGCGATGGTAATCCGTCTGCCTTCAAATCTTTCTTGCTGGTGAGCTGGATTTGGCTGCCATCGTTTCCAGAGAAGAAATATGTTTGCCCGGCCAACTCCCGGCGCAGGTCACGATCATCTGCCGGTATTGAACCACCTGTTACCAGCCAATCACGCATAGCACCCCACATCTCTGCCCGCTTGTTCTTATAGTATGCTGACCTCGCTTTGCTGCCGAAAGATACCGGAGTAACCCAGAACCCGAGATTAACCAGACCGTCATAAACTCCTGGGTTGTATCCGATGTCGATGAATGCACCATCAGGCTGCCATGTCCGCATGTGCCCGGCGATAAGAGCAACAGCACTCTGTGTGTCGAGCCCCTGCTGCTTGAGGATCTTAACTGTTTCCTTGCCCTGGCGAAAATACAGCACTGTTTTGTCATCACCAAAGCGGGCGATATCAATTCCGAGAATCTTTGGAGCATCAGCCCACACCGCATGTTCAAGTATGGTATCCGCAGCTTCCTGAACAACCTGACCGTCAATAAACTGGTCTTCAGTTGTATCAACGAATTCCCCGTATATCTCCTGCCTGATAACAACGTCACTCATCTCCGATATCATGGCGTCAATTTCAGAGCGGTGCAGGTATGGGTTGTCGTATGTGGAGAATTGGAATGATTGAAATCCTTGCTGACCATTGATTCCCATTTGGTACAGGTCATGGAATACAGGCGGCGTCTTGCCCTTTGGAGTTCCCCCGGCAATGAGGATAGATTCAGGTGAATCGAGAAGCATCGGGCGCACTGCATTCTCGTAAAGGTACGGGTTCTTCAGGATGATTCCAGCCTCGTTGAGAAGGATAACGTCATAGCCAAACCCTTCCCAGTTCGCTGGATTGTCAGCAGACCTGAAGTCGCACACCGATTCACCGATGAACATCTTCTTTTCCTGCTTCTTGTAATCCCAAAGTTCTTTAGGCAGCTGCTGCAGGGCAGGAGTCCAATAACGCTCTATATACCGGTCAATATTGCCATTAACCGTATCACCCCACATCATCGTGCTTGGCTTTTCCAGCATGAATTCGACAAAAGCCTGTGAAGCGCCCCGCGTAAATCCGAGACGCCTCCCTTTTGTTACGATCCTTCTACGAGCATTACTCTCGAAGAAGATTTTGCTCTGCGCGCGGGTATATGTGAGATCGACGTTGGCAATCATTCCTGTGCTCCTCCGTCGACTATTTTTCTGGTTACGTTGATCTGGATAGATCCTTTGTGCTCTACATCAACCTTCTGTGATGGCATTGCACCGTAAAGGTCAAGGAGAACCTTTGCGGCGTCAAGTCTTATACGGTGGGCAACAAGCGGTTTTGAATACTTCCACTGTCCACTTAGTTTATCGAATGATGTCTTGGTTTCTTTGGCGTTGAGTGACTGCTTCAGTTTGAGGACTATGGAGGGGATAGAAGGGCCTTTATCCTGAAGTGTTTCCAGGGTTAACTCTCGGGCTGATATCGATGCTTCAAGCCCTTCTTGTTCGGTGGGAGTGTATGCCATACATTCCGCATATCATACGGAACTGGCGCAATCAAATGAGGTAGGTGTGCTACAGGTTACGGACAGGTTATCGACTGGTTGTCAAAATGGTATCAACAGCATGCGCAGGTTGTGGGCATGATCTTTTTTTTGCTGTTTCGTCCATAATCACAAGCCAGTTATCAAGTTCAAGCTGAATTGCTACTGGTTGTCCTCCAGGCAACCTGCGTACAGGAAGGCCATATTTTCGGTGGTATTTCCTGGCAGTTGTCACACTGATACCACCGCAGTAAGATGCTATGCTTTTCCATCCTGACAGCCAACCTGTTGTCATTTCCCCTTCTCCTCTTTCTCCATAAACCTGCTATTCTGCCGCTTCTCATCGTATTGACACCCACGGCAACGCTCATGATACTGCGACAATTTGCACCATTTAACCGTCACCTTCATGCGCTGCCGTGGGCAATGTATCTCTTGTTCGTCTGTCACTTCAGTTCGCTCTCAATGGCTTCATATGCCTTCTCGGCAATCTCTCGCTTGGTAAACTGAGTGTCGCGGCGATTGGTAAGGCAGTCGTGAATCTTGCCGGTAACAACGAGACGTCTGTTTTCTTCGCACGACCCATCGTGACTTGGCCTGCCGCACTGTTCGCATTCATTTGGATAGTTCATAAAATTTTCTCCTCTAAAAGCTCGATACTGTCGTGGTATCGTGCAGTGTCTAGACGTTACTTACGCCGAGAATTACCCATCCATCTTTAAGTCCATAGCCTGAAAGAACGTGAGTGACCATTCTAGTCAATACCCTTCCTGTGTACTCAAGAGGTTTTCCGTTTTTCATCTGTTCACCAGTGTATACCGTTTCTTTCAACACCAGATAGTCACACGATTTATAGCCCCTATCGTTGAATCGTATTTCGTACGGTTTCATCCCGATGTAGCTTTGCTCAAAACACTCATGATCTGTTTTAAGTTCGTGCCAGGTTTGCTGTTTTACATATGATGGAATGGGATTTAAATCGTCAGGCATAAAAATTTCTCCTGTAGAAGATACTGGTTTATTATTCGCCAAGCACCAAAGTGGTAGTAAACATCGGCTGCTTATGAACTGGGGCCTTATGCTCAAGCACCAGTTTTGCTTTCTGTTTGTCACCGATCGCCACCGGCTTATCAGTGGTATCAAACCCGGTGAGGTTGTTGTTTGCCTCAATATGCCCGAGCAACTTACCTGGGTAGCTGGTCAATGATCGCTGCTGACAAATTGACCTGTACCGGTTCAAGAATTCCTTCTGGACGAATGGTAACTCGCTCTCCTGTTTCTCTCCCATGCAGCACCATCCTCCCATATCCTGAATTACTCGGTGTATTATGGCGTCATCGAAAACGACGGTGCGATAGGTTCCTATATGACGCACTGCCGATTCTACCTTAGTCCAGGCGTCCATGGCCTTGTCTGCGCTGGTGCCGTCAATCTGCCTGATAATATCGGCAGGCTTCGGTTTAAAGTTTCCGTGATCAGGGCTCTTTATATAGGCAAGCACACCTTCAGCAACTTCTTCAATTGAATAGTCTGCCAGAGCAGCAAACCAAATTTTCAAGATCGTCTTGTTGCTCATGTCCATCTCGAACAGCTCACCAAGAGGGAAAAGAACACTGACAAACGCTTTTTTGTCCGTTTCTATCATTGCGCTACTCTCCCTGTCCGAACTCTTTCAGTGCCTTCTGATTTGCCTCTCTTCTGAGCTGGGAGAATGTCTTTGACTGCCCATTGATCTTACGTTCGTTTTTCTCCCAGGTGACAACTGCAGACTTCCAGCACTTCATTGGATTCTTTCCAACCTTCCACCCGTTTGATTCATAGTGTGCTATAAAAGCCTCTGGCGAAATGTTGTTTTCTCTCTCGATACAATACGCGGCAACTTGTTCAAAAGTTGGCTTCTGAAAGTTCTTATTGGCACTATGTAGTTTAGTACTTTCTTCCTTCTTCCTTCTTCCTTCTTGTTTATAGTGAATGCCTTCGTGAAGCCTTCGTGAAGCCTTCGTGAAGCCTTCGTTGGTGTCTTCGTAGTTTTTGGGGTCTTGATAAATATCGTATTTACACACAGTTATTATAATTCCGCGTGATGTCTTCATTGATGCTATCATACCGCCTTCGCGAAGCCTTCGTAACGCCTTCACTAACATATCTTTTGAGTATGTCATTTTGCGGAATCCGACGAACCAAGAAAGATCTTCTATCACATCGGTAATATTGAAAAAACCTTGTCCTCGTTTCAGTTTCCCATTGTCGCGATGGTTAACCTTTCGCAGGATATAGAACCACAGTTCCCTTGTGGCCGGAGGCATGCGCGATGCCTCCGATCCATCAAAGTGCCTTGGCTGAAGTATGTAACCTCCGCTGATAGTCATGGCAGCTACCTAGCGGTGACTCAGTTTTTCTCTTCTTCTTGCAGGATGTCGTATACTGCCGCAGCGTGGTTGAGTATCGCGTCAGCTGTCGCAGATCCGTATTGCTGAAAAACACGATTTGCATTGCCGTGACGCCACTTGTCGACCTCCATAGTGGTCTTGCACTTGTCTATTCTGACCTTTTCCTTGGCCACTGCTTCAGGATCTATCTTGTCTGGAGAATCAGAAGACTGCTGACCTCGATTATCAGAGGACTCATGCAACTGATGCGTCTGATCAGCAGCTTCTGATGGCTCTGGTGGAGACGGAGAATCTTCTTCTGACTTCTTGGTGGTTTTATCTGCAGGTGCAGGTGATTGTTCCTTCTTGTTGAATTGTGAATTTAAGTCTGCTGCCTTTCCATCGCCGACAGAGATATCAAAAAAATCTTCCCTTCCAGCAACACCGTCATAGATTGACTTGTATATTTTTTGAAGTCTTACCAGTTGTTGTGGAACAACGGCTTTTAATTTGTGACCTAGAAACGCCTCAAGCATAGCAGCGGTAACACCAAGCTCATTGAACTTAACGACCATGGTCCTTACCCGGTCTTCTATGGGCTTGTCTCCATCTGACTTGCTTATCGTCTCGTTGCACTTCGCTACCGCCTCCTCAACGATATCTCCAGGGATAATTTCAAGGATGCATGCCCGAACCCTTCTCTGTCCATGATTTGCCGTAAGCTCATAAATATCACGCTCATCTGTGAGTTTTACTCCGCCTCCTTTCTTGTCCCTGATATGGTTAACTACAAACTGTCTTGTTACCCGAGTGTTTGATTCCAGATCCCAGGCAAAGGCCTCTATCTCTGAAGCCCCGTTTGCCCGGGTCAGCTCCCTGAGACCATAGGTGATGTTTCCCCAGCACCTCGCCAGCACTTCACCCAACCTAATGCTCGGGCCTTCAATCATTTGCCCGCCACGTGGATAAGCATAGAGAGCCGTTGCCGCCAAGCTTTTCCGTTCGCATGCCTTCATGATTCGTTCGTAAGCTGCCATTTCGTCCCTGGGTCTTCCCATGGCAACCATCATTGCCGCTTGAGTCTCAGCTACCGCCCTGGTCTGTTCGATAGCTATTGCCCCAGTCTGTGCAGGTATTGAATTGTCTCTAAGCTGAAGTTCGCTTCTCATATTTCAAATCCTCCAAATCATGCAAAAGCAGGTTGACGGTTTTCGTGTTTGTTAACTTCCCAACGAGGCAGGCTGATAGCAACAATCTGGTCATTGTTGTAGCCTGGCCAGTAATTTCGCTCGACCATCTCTACATATGAGGTCATAGCCTCGTTATATTTGTCGCGGCCAATACTGAGCATCTCGTTGTCTGCAAAATATATTGCAACCTGATATGGGGCTGTTTTTTCAACAACGATAAAAACGAATGTGTGGTACTCTATTCCGGTTACCGCTGTTGCAATGTCGATGTACATTGCAGCCTGCATGTCGTATCCAAAGTTAGCGCATGCCATCGAGAAAGCTTCTTTCGAGGCATCTGTGGTTGTCTTGAGGTCAACGATAATTCCTTGCGGTCGCATCCAGTCAGGGCGAACTTTGACCAGCTGCTTGAATGTTTGATCAATGTGAAAGATACTGGCCTCGGCTATTCCGTCATCAAGGAAAGAAGCGGCGCTTTTGTGGGTTCTAACGGAGAATGCTATTGCCTCTATCTCATCAAACGACTTTGCATCTATTACGATCTTTCCGACAGACTCTTGCTCGAATTCAGCGTATTCTGCCTTGCCTGCTTTTGTCCGCTTATCAACCTTTGGTGCCACTGCAAACTCATCGTTGAAGGTTCCAGGCTCAAACACCATTTTGTGAGTAGCTGATCCGGTTACCATTGCAGGAGTCGGTTCTGATTTGTTACCGATGATATATCGGTCGTAATAAAGCGCTGGACATTTCTGAATGAGACTTAGGCCGCTTTTGCTAATACCTGCGCTTGAGTGATATGCATCATTTGACATGTCTCGATAAACGCCCGGTTTGATAATTTCGTTTTCCATGATATAATTCTCCTTGAAGTTGGTGGTATTGACCGGCATCGGTGTTGCAGCACCTTTGCCGGTTTTCTTTATAGTGATGAAGTTTCCGAAGTCATTTCGCGATGGAGAGCCTTTTTTGCGGCTATTTCCTCGTTGGTTTCTTCCAGATCTGCGTCTTTCTTTTTGGCATCGGTAATACTGAGTTGTCGCTCTGAGTTCTTCAGTTTCCGCTCACTAACAATTTGACAGGTATCAGTCCTGATGATGTAAGCCATGCCGGTGTCGAATTCTTTGAATACGATACAATCAACTTCCTTCATCTCGCATCCATCCCGATACAGTCTTGCAGCTGCCGAAATCTCGACCTTGATAGCCTCTTCTTTTTCCTTAAAAGATGAAGCGACAGACTTCTTCCTGGCCTCAGTTTCTGCAAGTTCCTGGGTCTTGTATGCCAGCGTTTTTGCAACATCGATCTTTTCTTGCTCGGTTAGCGGAACATCAAGGAATCTGGTTTCAATTTCGAAAGTTTCCTCTTTCATACGACCTCCAATTTTCTGTTTTTTATAGCCTCCCTAACAGTATCCAGAAGGATAGCCTCTTTGACCATTAACGTGTCACCACGAAGTACAGTCCACCCGAGCAGTGCAGCCTCGTTATACTTTTTGCAATCGTTGCGGAATCCTTCAGGCCTTACATGACGGCCTTGCAGATATGTCCCTCCCTCTATCTCCACGGCAATTTTCAGTTCCGGCCATGCAAAATCAAACTGCCATCTTCTCTTTGGGTGAAACCGGTACTGTCTTCTTGCTTTTGGAAGCCTGAAGGCCCTTATTTGGATATCGAATGTGTCCTCAAGGTTTGAGATAGGGCTTTTTACTTTCTGCCATGGTCGTTTTCTTTGCTGCATTGCGCCCTCCTTTTTGCAATGTTTTGTCGTGTTTTCATGCAACCTGCCTGACAAAGTCAAAACTCATTTGCTTGGCATCTTTGCGTATTGTTTTTTCGTAGTCTCGATAGCGGAAAGATATCCTTTGGCTCGCCGCCAGGTGCTCATTCATCCACTCGAATACTCTCTGCAGTCCGAACCTATCCATCGATAAATCCCATAAGCGTGGATGAGTTTTTTCCATCATTTGAAAACGGTTCGGCCATGGCTCAAGATGAACACCAATAGGGCAAGGGAAGCATCCTGTCCTCGTGTAGCCCATGTTGTATATTTCGCTATACGGCAACTTCCTTGCTGCGATGTATTCCTTGATGTCGCTATCGGTCCAGAAAGCTATCGGCCATGACCTTGGGCATTTCTGATCGAAAGCATTACATCCTGTCCGTATGTATGTTGATGCCCTATTTGATCCTTCAGCTGCCCTTACACCAACCATTGGAATGCCCATTTTTTTTAATGGAACTTTCTTTAAACAATGACAGCATTTGTCTGAAATTTTGAAAGGTGCTCCGACCAAGAAATGCCACTTATGGGCAATCATACTAATAGGAGAATGTGTCCCGTTTTTACGCCATCCAGTCAGTCTTAGACGAACAATTTGCGATGTTTTGGCTTTTTGCACTTCACCGATATATTGAGACATTTTTTTTGAGACAACAGGATATCCGTATTCCTTGACAACGTGGTGAAACCTCTTCTCTGGAACAACCCATGTAATTCCAGAGACACTCTTTACAAACCGTCTTATTTCTGGAAACTCTGTTCCTGTGTCGGCAAAATACGCGGGTATCAATCGGCCATCAACAAGTGGATTAGTTCTTACCAAGTCCAAGAGAGCTGTGGAGTCTAAACCTCCAGAAAAGCTTACTGATGTTTCTTGTCCCCACGCAGTCACCCATTCAGCTATTCTCTCCCAGGTCTCCTGTATTTTTCTATCAAGAGACCAGGCTAAACGTTCGTCGAGGATGTCTTGGCTTAATGCGTTTTTAGATGACATTTTTACTCCATTTTTAAAAGCCATTAACGCTCGATAATGGTTTAGAATCCGTATTCAGAAAGTTGGCTCAAGAAGTACCAAATCCCACAGAGCCAGACAGGAATCATCAGCAGAGCTGCAATTAGATTTGCCAATTGTCTTTTCATAATGCTCCACCCCTAGCAATTTTCTTTGCTTCCTTGATTCTTCCCTTATCTCCAGAACGGATTGCATCGGCCATAATCCTAGCTTTCTCGCCAACTGATGCGCCAGCAACTGGATCATTATTGAAGTCAATCTTTCTCTCAATTTGATCTAATCGCTCCATGATCATTTGAAATTCTTTGCTATTCATTTTTCAGCCGCCAACTCAGCTAATCTTTGATCTCTGAAAAACTTTCTGAAATGCTTGTTTATGGACGCTTTCCTCGAGGTAACAAGCTTGATTGGCTCAATGCCTATTTCGTCAGCTATTTTTTTTGCTAGATCTCTGGAAACGTTCTTGCGCTTGGCTTTGATGTTGCTGATGTGGGCCGACGTACAACCGACTTTCTTGGCGAGCAACTTCTGACTGGTAATAAATTCGACTGATTCCACGGCAACCTCCAAGATAATGTAGAGTTGTGTTGTGCTCTTTGTTGTCTTGGAGAACAATTTACAGACATATATATCATGTTGCAACACAATTTTAACGTCAATTGTAAGATAATTGTAAGATAGATTAATTTATAGATAAACAATATGTTGCAAACTGTTACGCTTGTTGAGTTGTAGAGTGTTAAAAATAATTTGATACAGAACAATTTATAGGCTAACATTAAGCAAGTAGTCGGACAATTTGCTGCTTGCCAATGTCTTTCAAAAAGATAAAGTGAGGGAAAACAAATGACTGTCATCGAAAAATTTGCGAGTGAGCAAAACATGAATGAAGAAACGAAAGACTACTTTTTGGCAGGTTTACGCAGAGTTATTAAAGATATGGGGATAACCCAAGAGGAGTTTGCAGAGGGAGTTACGTCAAAAGAAAATTTAAGTAAAATTTTGAATAAGAAGGTCGGGACAAGCCATGAGATGCGGAAGTCACTAGCAGAAAAAACCGGGAAAGATATTTCCGAGCTGGTGCTGATTGGGAAACAAGTTGAACAAGAAGCCCCCAGGCAAGAAATGCATTTCGATATGGATCCTCTCGATATGCTCGATTTCGTATCTAAAGCATATAGAAACGAAAAGGATCAAAGTAGATACTGGAGATCTTGTTTCGACGCAATGGTTGTGCCGGTATGTATCA